TCTACCACTATTATCTGATACAGGGCCAGGCATACATTTATCCATTCTAGGAGATATATCAAAAGCAACACAATTACCACAAAGTGATTTTTTAGCTGCTTCTTCAGTTGTATTCCAATATTCTGCTAAATCAACCCAATAATCTCCAGGTTCATCTACATTTAAAGGACCATATTTAATATAATCGGCTTTAATTGAAGCATCTCTATTTTTTGTATTTAATTCAAGATTTTGAGTAGCAGCAGGACAAGCCATTGCTGCTTCATATAATTTACCTTCAGTTATAAACTTTTTTAAATCAAATTCTTTCATTATGCTTCTGGTTCTTCAATTGGTGTTTCTTCAGCTGCTGGTTCTTCAGCAGGTGGAGTTTCAGCTCCTGCATCTCCACCTAAGTCACCCTCCATTCCATCTTCTTCACCTTCTTCAGCTTTAACACCATATCTTAAAATACGAGCTATTGCTTCAGCAGCGTGTTGTTCTTCTGGGAGGTTTAAAAGGTAATATTTTTTTCCTTCAACTTGAGCAATCCAACTTCTTTTACCATAAATTAAATAAAATAGTTGATCATTTTTTAAATTAATTCTAAACGTAGAAGGACGTGGTGCAACCCAATCAATTGAAGCTACAAAATTATCATATTCAGGTGTTAAAAGGTCTACAATAACAGATTTTAATTCAGGAAACTTAGTTAATTCATCATATTGAACAGCTTCCTCAGGTGTAATCCTTTTATTAGCATACACTTGCTTAATTAAAATTTTTAATCTACTTTGTAGTTCTTCTCGGGTCATTATCTAAGTTTATTAAATATTGCTTCAGCTACTTTCTTTTTATCTTTTGCAGACAAATAAGCTGCTACAGCCATTTCTTGTTTTTTCTTTTTAGATTTACCTTTAAACTGTGGTGCTTTAGAATCTTTAAAATCATCTACATATGCCCCCGCACCCATAGATGGTTTAAGTTTTTCATTAACTGATATGTTAGATTCTTCTAAATACTCATTTTCAGCATTGACAGCATTAAAAGCTGCTTCACCATACTTTTTTATTATCTCTTCACTAGAATAGTTTCTACTAGAATCCATCATTCTTTTAGCTCCTTCAATATCTTTTCTAAATTTTGTTTTTTTAGGTTTTGAAGGTTTACTAGCAGCCATATCAACATATCTTTGTTGAGCTGGGGTAAGTTCATTAATTACTCCTTCCTCACTTGCAACATCTACCATTGCATCAATTTGGGGTTCTTTCATTTCAAAATCAAGATAGTGTTTTGCAGAAACCATTAAATCTTTTGCTTTAGATATTTTTGATTGCCACCAATGTGGAAAATCAACCTCATTATCCATTTTATCAAACTTATCTATCATTTTATAAAGCTCCATAGCATATTTTCCAATACGATATACATCTGCTTTTAACATACCTGGTTCATCATCTGTATGACCTATGTCAAGGTCTTCTGAAATAGGTTCGTCTGCAATAAGTTCTTCATCGGTTTCAAACTCTTTCATCATTGATTTCTCAATAGCAGCTCCACGTTTTTTTTCATAGTCTGAGAGTTTGCCATCTTTGTTTAGGTCAGCTTTTTTAGGATTTTTTAAAGCATCCTTAACCATTTCTTTAAGTTTTTCTGTCTTGTCCATAGGTTCTTCTTCAGGTTTTTCTTCTGATTGTTTTTTAACTTGTTTTACAGCTTTAGCGTATGCTACTTTTTCAGCTTCAGCACCATATCTTTTAACCAATTTGTCTCTCCTAGTTCCAATTATAGACAAAAAATTGTCATATATTTTTTTGGACTCTTCAGGAGAGAACGCTTCATTGGTTAATTGTTTCATATTAAGCTTTATCTTCAGCAGTTGAAGTCTTTTTAAACTCAGCTGCTAATTTCTTAATTTCATTAGCTGCTCTACGTGCACGCACTCGAGCTGATTTTGATGTTTTTTCGTTTTCACTTTCTAAAGCAACTACTTGTTCTTTAATTGCTTCAATAATTTCATTTAAGTTCATAGATTTTATTTTTATAGATTTTATTTTTTTAACATTTGCATAATCATAAAACTTACATCTTCTGGGTTGAAGTATGAGTTTGGGTCATTTTCAATATACGCAGATTTTAAAATTTGTTTAATTCTTTCTTGAGGATTAAATTCTGCTAAAAATCTTCCTTCTTCTTCAGATCCAGGTCTACCTATAAGCTTTTCATAAGCACTTTCATATCTTGCAGAACCTTCATCAGCACTTATTTCGTTTAATAAAGGGTTATTTTTTAAATAATTTTTATAATTAAAGTTATCCATTTTATTTTATTTTATTTTATTCTTCTCCTCCAATATACTCACCTACAAAGAATTTTAAGGTGTTTCCTATTTGAGTAGTAAGTTTTTCGTTGTCCATTCCTTTAGATACTTTTAAAGCTGATATTAAATGGTCCATAAGATCACCTTCATTACCTTCCATGTCAGCAGCTATATCTTCTAATCCACCTCCAGCTTCAATATCTACTTCTTCTTCTGCTTCAACTTCTTCTTCACCACCCTCTTCTTCAGATTCTTCTTCTTCTGCTTCAACTTCTTCTTCCTCTTCTTCTTTAGCTTCATCTAAAGATTCTTCAAATGGTATACTACCAAGATAAGCTGCTATTTCAGCCTCTTCTTCTGCTTGCCTTTTTTGCTCTTCATAATCTACTTCTTCCTCTTCATCTTCAGGCTCTCCCATTTCTTCTAAATCAATGTCAGTTTGATGTGAATGTTGGTAATAATCTTTTTCATCATCTACATAATCACCATACATTTCTTCTTCACTTGTACCTTCATAATCTAGTTCAGGATCACCACTTAATTCATTAATAATCATTTCACGAATTTTATCGCGAACATTTCCTTCATTTAAAGTTTCTTTTTTAAAGAAAGGGTTATATTTTTCAATAGATTTATTTTCTACTAAAAACTTTTTTAAATCGAAATTATCTTTCATTTTGTTTATTTTATTATAAATATATGTTATTTTCGGCTAGATGGCGATAGATAGTTAGAAAGTAAAGTTCCTATTACTCCTACTTTTTGTCTAATTTTAATCCAATCCTCTGTTAATAAATTTCTTTCATCAATAAAAGACACACCCATTACACCAATTAAATTATTACTTAAACTATATAAACCAACAATACACATTGATTTAGTTTGGAACTGAGATGATAGTGCGGCTATACCAAATGTATCTTCTTCTATTTCTGTGTTTAAAATTTCTAGTTCTCCGTTTTCATATATTTTAGATAATACTTGGGTAAATAAAGATACGGGAATATTTTGAAATGTATTTTGTATTGGAGGTATTGATGGTTTACGTTTTTCGTAGAACACAGAAAATTTTTGGATTGATTTTCCTGTTGGATAAAAATGACCACCATTATGAAATTGAGCTATCCATATTCGATCACAATCAATTTCTTCCATTAAATCATTCATTTGCTCCTCTACTAATGTACTAGTTTCAAGGGCTTCTTTCATTGGGGTTTTCTTACTTTTTCTTTCAAGTTTAGATCTAACCCAAGTAACTGCTATAGGACCTACTACCGCTGTAATAAATGCTACTATTATAGCTCCTATAATTTCAACTGTAAATATCATTTTTTAAGATTCTTTAAGTAATTAATTCCTTCATCTAGTGCCTTTTGAGCACGTTTTTTATCTATTCCACCAACCCATTTTTGGATATCTCCCGCTTCTGTGATGTAGTTATTATTACTTTCAGATAGCATATCACTCATAAAACTTTTATATTCTTCAATATTAATATCTATTTCTTTATTAAAAGTAGTTTTAATATATTCTTGCCACTTTCCTTCTGATTTAAGCTTTGTTTCAGTGGTTGCTCTACAATCTAAACATTCTCCATAAGCTTTATAATAGTAAGGATCTAGTTGTTTGTCCATATTTTGTTTACAATTTGGGCAAAATATTGGAACAGCAACTTTTTTAAATTTATCTAATTTTGTTATATTTTCTTTTATACCATCTCTAATAGTCCATGTTTTACCATCTTCTTTCCAGATGTCACCTTCTTTATGGTCAATAGATTCTTCACCATTATAACCTATACCTGATGTTGTTTTGTCACCTGTTTTACCTTTTACAAGATTTCTAAGGCGTTCTACATCGTGTTTTTTAAATTGTTTTTTTAATACTGAGTCTGACATTATAGTCCTAATTGTTTAAGTTGTGCAATTGCATCTTCCGCAGATGTGTATAATATTCCTGTTCCACCTGCAGAATTCCAGTTATCAATTGTGCTTGCCTTATCGTCTATAAGTATATCAGATTTGGTTAAATTTGACTTAACTTGGTGTTTTTCTTTAGCAAATTTAAAATTTACTTTAGGTGTATCAGGAAAAAGATTAGGATGTATTTTACGTAACCATATCATTTTTCCTAATCTAGATTGTTTTTTAATAGAAGGAGCAGTTAAAATTTCATAATCATATTGTGAAACATAATCAACTAACTTTTTAGCCCCAGGCATTAGTGGTATACCTGCCCAAAATCTTACTTTATTTTCTATATCTATAAAATTCCAAAATTGGTCCATACCATATTTATCTCTATATTCATCTGGGGACATTCCAGATAATTCTCTAAATCTTTTATCAAAATCAGCTATTACACCATCCATATCTAAATAGATAGTATATGCTGAAATTTCATTTTCTTTAATTAATTTATATAATTCAAATAAATTTGCCATAATTAAAATTTATCTTTAACTTGATCAAGAAGACTTTTATCAAATTCTATTCCATGTCTAAATTTAAATTGCTTTTTTACATTATCCACAGGTAAGTTTTGACTTTTTAACAAAATGTAAGCTCCTAAATCTGCTTCTAGTTCATCTTTATCTGAACGAGGGGCTGAGTGGTTCATTATTAAGTGGGAAATTTCATGGGCTTCAACAAACTTTAAATCATTAAAAGTTAAATCAGAGTTAATAAAAACTTCTCCATCTATTATTATAGTTTTAGTTTTAGGTGAATAAAAACCGTACCCATATTCTTTAAATAAAGGTTCTAATTCATTATATTTTTCATATTCTTTAAAAACTACTGTAATAGTGATTCCAGGTGCAAATATGCTTTTATAAGAACGAAAATCTTCATCAGTGTTTTCTTTTAATACACCTTCAGTTATTGTATCTGTCCAACTTCTAAAAGTCATATTGCCTTTTTCATATGCTTCTCTTTCAATTTCAGGTAAATCACCCTCTTCATTTGTATTTTGGGTATGTATAGTTTCTAACTTACCTTCATGATTTTGCATATGATGTATCATTTCATGAGCAAATGAACGCATAACATCTTTTGGATGTCTATTTAAAGTATATAATACTATCCTATGATTGTTTGGATCATAATATGCTGTTTTACCAAAAAAGTTTTCAGCATTTTCAACATCATCATTTATAAATTTTACAGTTGGTAAAGGTTTTAATTTCATTCCTTTATCAAGCATAAATGTAGTTAATGATTTTATATGTTTAGGGTAGTCAAAAGTATCATAACTTAACTCTTCCTCTTGCATTATTTCTCTTGCAAACTGGTTTAGTCCAAATGGATCTTTGGGTTTTTTACCTGAAGGGTTATTTGATCTTTTATAGTCATCCATATTCTTCTTTGCTATTTTAAGACCAGTTTCATCAACTTTTTCATATGCAGAACCAAATGGAGATGATTTACCTTTATGTTTAGATTGTGATTTAGGGTCAATATTTTCTTCTAAATTTTGATTTACAGGAATTTGTCTTACATTTTCAGGACCAAAATTAGAGGGATAAGGTTCTACAATATTACTTATTCTTATATCGTTTTCCTCTAAAACAATTTCAAAAGTAGATGGGGAAACATTAGTATAGTAATCATGGTAAAATTTAACTTTATCAAAATTAGTATCTATAGCTTCATTAGTTTTTTGTTTTTTTAAACGTTCAGTTTTTTTCTTAGATGCTTCTTTTCTCTGTTCAGCATAATCTAAAGCAGATTTTAACCTTCTTTTAACATCAGGATCTTTTGCCCTATTATAAGCTGCTCTTACTCTTTGATGAATTAAATTAATTACTTGTGATTGGCGAGCATGTGATTTTGATTTAAATGATGCTTTATTTAATGTATCAATTATATCTTGTTTTGTAGAAAATTTAACTTTTACAGTATCTTTAGGATTTTCATCTGTGTATAAACGTCTACCAGATCCTTTTGGTTTTTTACCTGTTCCAACTTTAGGATCACCTTCGTTTATAGGTTGTGAAGTTAATATATTCCAAACTTCATTATAATCTATATTACTAGGTACAAAAAATTTAAATGCTTCTTTATCATTTGACATTAATGCATTTCTAGCATTTGTGCCACTCATTCCACCATCTGGGGTTGATATGGTTTTTAATTGTAGATTTGGATATTTGCTTATAGATTTTGATCTATTTACTATATCTTGTAAATCATCTTCACGTCCTTGTCTTGCTCCTAAAATAAAGTAAGTAATATCTTCAGAATTATCTTTAGCATATCTGTAAATATCTTTTATAGGTGCTACAGATTTTTCTATTCTAACAGGTCTATCTATTAATGTTTTATAGTGTTCATCCCAAATCTTAAATGATTGATCTTGTGTAATACCATCTCTTACTTTACCACCAACATAAATTACAACATTATCTATTTCAGGATGATCTTGTAATGCTTTTTGAATTACTGAAAGATGCCCAGCTGTAGGGGGTTTAAAACCACCTCCAAATACTGCTGTAACTTCTTTACCATCTATACTTTCAGGTAAAAAAGGTTTAATAAGTGACCTAGTTAACGAATCCATTAATTTTTTGTTTTGCTACATCTAGTGTATCAAATTCACGTTCTATATCTAAAAGTGCTTTTATATCTTGGTTTAATTGTTCTTTTTTAGCCTTTGATTTAGCCATTTCCTCTGGGGTTTTAGGTTTACCTTTTGGCTGAGGAAATAACTTTATAATAGAGCTAGGATCAAAAGATTTATCAGCATCTTCAGGATCATTATTTATTAGAACAATGTTGTTACCAAACTCTTGTTTATACAAGTCTATATTTTTCATTACACCACCCCAACTACTTAAAACAGCAGATGTGGGTAAACTTCTGCCTCTTTCAGCATTTCGTTTTAAAGATACCATAGGAGATACATAAATTAAAATCATAAATGTATCATATCCTAAATCTTCTATTTGTTGTTTTTTCTTAAGTAGTGGTCTTGAGGCAGCACCTGTACCATCAATTACTATATTTTTTAAATTTTCTAAAGCTGATGCTTCTTTTTCTCTAGTAGTAACTCTAGCTTTACCCATTAATTTACCTGCTGTTGATAATTCCTCAGGTGACATAGAAGCAAAATCTTCTTTACCTAAAGTATCTTTAAGTAGTTTTTCATATACATCATCTACATTAATTACTTCAAAATCTTGAAGACCTAATTGGTTTAATGTATATGTTTTACCTGATCCTGCAGGCCCAGCCATGAATATAGCTTTAGGGGTGTTTTGGGATTCTTTTAGCAATTGAACAAGACTTATCATACTTATACATATTACAAGTTCCTCTTAGCTGTTGTTTTAAATTCAGTAAATTTTGGAGAATGGGTTGGATTTTCTAAATCAAATAACTTTTTTACAGTTTTAAATATATCTAAATTTTCTTCTTGTGTGCGTTTTGATTCATACATTTCCCATCCTTTACCTTGCATTTTATCTTTTGCGAATTTTCTTTTATTAGATTTTAACCATAAAATACCATAACGATTGGCTTCTTTTCCATAGCATTCTTTATACATTTGACCATAAACTGCTGTTTGTAGATCATAAGTTGTTTGTAAATTATTAGATGTTTTAAAATCTATAATCCATAGTTCACCATCTATTTCACAAACCATATCACAAGTACCTGCTACTTTTAATTCATCTGAAAATAAATGTACTTCGGTTTCTATAAGTGTAGGGTTATATTCTTCCCACCATTCAACAAATCTTAAAAACATTTGCCACACATCAGGATGATATTGTGGACGTCCATTTTTATCTAAAAAGTTTAATTCCTCACCATTTAAATAAGCTTCAATCATTTCGTGTGTTGCTGTACCTTCTTCACCTGCTTTTTTAACAATATAGTCAGCACTATATCCTACTTTTTTAAGCCAATCTTCAAAAAATTTACCTTTTGGGTAATGGCTTAAAACATATGTTACAGAAGGATAATATTTACCATTTCTACGATAATACCTAGAGTCTGGTAAGGTTATCTGTTGAGCGTCTTCTGAAATTTCTAAAATTCGATTGTAAGATTTTTTAATGTTTCTCTTTTTCATATTAGAGATAATTTTTTCTCCATAAGTGAATATTGAGTTAATGGAGTAACTGTTTGTATTAGTTTAGTGAATTTTTCAAAACCTAACTCACTTGGGTCTTTCCCTTGCAATTCAACAAGATAAACTTCTTTCCCAACGTTTAAAAGTTGTTCACAGAACTTTAAAGCTTGACTCATTGCATCATCGTCTAAAGCAATATATATTTTTTCAACTTTAGACTCAACTAGTTTTTTCATTAAACTAGGTTGTATATTTTTACCAAATAATGGTATAGCATTACGTTTTATAGCCATTGCATCAAATGGTCCTTCACATAATATAATAGGTAAATCCCAATTAATAAACAACTCAAACGGTATAATATCGCGAGAAGCATCAGGATTACGGTATTTTATGTAAGGATCTTTTTCAAATGATCTCGCGGTAAAATAATTTAATTTACCGTTGTTGTCATATGAAGGTATAATAACCATATTTGAATATCGTCCATAATCACAATATCCTATATTATATTTACAAATATCTTGTACTGTTATATTTCTTCTTTTTAAATAAGCATAAGCATGTTTAGCAATAATATCTTTGTTATTTGAAAATTTTTTAAGTTCTTTAGGCAATTCTAATACTTTTTCTTCAACTATAACTTCTTTATCATTATAAACATTTTTAACTAATTTACCTAATTCCTGGAAGTATTGGGAAGATACTTTTAATTGTTTAAATAGGGTTTTTATAGTTTTACCTTTCTTACCACATACCCAACATTGCCAAAGATTAATTCCTTTTTTATTTTCAGTAAAATTAATCTCTAGTTTAGGTTTATGATGATGACAAAAAGGACAATTATACGCTTGATTACCTCTTGCAGTACGTTTTCCTTTACCTAAAACTTTGTTTACTAGATTAACTAGTAGTTCATTTATCATACTTATAATGTATGAAACCTATTTAGCTACTCAAAATCTCTTCTAAAAAATTTACCTAATATATTGTCATTATAATACATTTCAGGTTCTTCTATTACTCTATACACAAATAAAACTTGGGTTTCATAATAGGTTAATAGTTTTTTAGTTGGAGCAAATCTTAATATTTCTTTAGTAAAATTTTCTTTGGGTTCTGATTTTAATAATTCTAATAAAGGTTTGTTTGAACCCCAGTATTTTTTCCAATCTGATTCTTTAGTAGCAATTTTATAGGCAGGTTTTCTACCTATTACTCCTTCATATAAAGCTAAATCTTTTTTAGTTAGTTTAACTTTACGATTGTGAAATAATACTTTTTTACCAATATAAGATTTATTGGTTGGTACATGAGTTATTTTATAAATAAATCCGTAAGTGTTTTCTGGAAAGTGAGAAAGATCCTCAATTTCATTTTTATTGTATGTCCAGTTCATGATTTTATAAGTCTAAGTTAACAAGTATTGATGTGTCTGTAACTTGAGATATTGGGAGTGGTTGTGCTAATTTCGCCACTGCAACTAACTCTTTAGCGTTATTATACATTCCTACTGTGGTTACATATGGTGTAAAATATGAACCTGTAGCAAAATCGTATAAAGTACTATCTAAAGAACTACCTGATATAATTGTAGGGTTTTGGGAAAAATTAAATTCGTTTTGGCGTAACGTGCATTTATATTGTGATTCATATATTGTTACTGTACTTTCAAATGAGCAAGTAATATTATCTGTTTCAAATAAGGTTCCAAATAACCCACCATATATACCAACAGGTTCAGGTGGGTTTGGAATACCATAAGATACAAAACCATAACCTCCTAAATCTCTAAGGGTTTTTTCATTTATAACAGCTATACCATGTTCATAAATTATATTTCCTACATGGTAACTTGAAGTAAAATAAGTAGAGCTACTTAATAATAAATTTCCATTTGAATCATCTGTTATAGTACCATAAGTACATTCTAAGGTAAAAGTAGATGGTTTTAGATATTCTCCAAATAAATTAGAAGGAATTGATATCACCCCAATATTACTATTCGATTCTGTAGGGAATAGTCTGTTTTGGGTTAAAGTACTTGATAAATAATTATAATAATTAGTAGTATCTCTTTCCCCAAATACCACATTATATCTTGAAGAAGGATATCTTATCACACTTATTTCAGCATTATCTAATTCAATAGCAGTTGCTAAATCGGGAACATATTCTGTAGGTTCAAAAGAGGCTGTTGAAGCAATAGAACCAGAAGGAGATTTAAGGTAATTAGTATAGTATAATTCCCTAATAGAACGATATACTAATTCTTTATTTTGTGTAGAAATTAATCCTGTTGGATTTGATCCAGAAACCCATAAAGTAGAATTTATATTTTGTCCTATAAATCTATCTATACTAACATTAGGTTGAGAAAAAGAGGCAGTACCTTTAAATGTAAAGGATTTGTTTACCTCAAAAGGAGAGACAACAACGTCTGAAGTTATAAAGGGTTTGTAAACACTCATTCATCCTAAAAATCTAGTTTGACCCTAACTAAAGATTCTTTAGTAAAGTCTTTTAATAATGGTCTTGATAATTTAGCTACAGCTAATAACTCATTGCTATCATTATACATTCCTACAGTAGTTGCATATACTTGAGGGTGGTTAATAAATTCATCATATATTACTTCTCCAGTTGATCCTGATATGAATGAGGGGTTTTCGGAGTAGTTAAATTCACTATTTCTTGCTCTAACAAATATGTAATCAGATGTAATAGTTTCTTCAGAATTTAAACTAAATCCACCACCTAAATTTAAAGCATTAAATAAAGTTCTATTATTTAAACCATCACTATTGTTTGATCTACTTGCTTCTACATGAATTGATTGTGATACAGCATCAGGATTTATTAAAATAGTACCTAAATCTGGGAATACTAACCCGTAAGAACCCGAATTTGAAACGTATCCACTATTAGCTAAATTTCCTGCTGTACCATTAGATCCTGAAATTAATTGGTATACTCTAGAAGATCCAATAAAAGTATTAACTGGGTTATCTTTTGAGTCATCTGTTAAAGTAATTACTCCATTTGATCCTGAGAGGGTTAAATTTAGTGATCCAGGGAATAAATTTTCTTTATATCTTGCTCTATCTATAGATAATACCCAAAAATTATTTTTAGTTATTGAATTAGTACCTTGTCCAGTTCTTCCAAAAGTAAAATTAGCATTTTCATCTTCTAAAATTAAAGCTCGATATTGCCCATAAACAGTTTTTGTAGGTGAAACATTAGGTACAATTGAATTGTAAAATATACTACCACTACCTAAAGAATCAGCATATGCTATTTCAAATTGGGTTTTTGCAGTAGATAATGCAGAAGAAGTATTGTAAATAGATAGATAAAAGTCTCCTGAAGACCCTCCTTCTTGAACTGAGGATGTATAAAATTCGGTTAATGTAGGGGCATCTGTTGACCAAAGTGTAGAAGTAATTGAATCACTACTTACTACAAAATCTTCTGGGTCTAATCTTTTAAATGACATTCGTTATATTTTTATATAATAGTTTTGTTTATAGTTACTGGGATGGTTAATCTTGCACCACTATCTATTCCTACAAATGTAATAGTAGCAGAAAGTGAAGTTTGAGTTCCAAATAAAGTATTTACAGTTGTTGCTCGTAAATTAAATTGTGAACCAATTACTGTTCTTGAAACATTAGTTCCTAAAGTTATTTGATTATCAGGTTGATTTGCAGCTGCAGCAGCATCTGTATTAATACCAATTCCATCAAACGTAGACATTAATCTAACATCTGAAATTGTAGCTGAGTATCCACTAGTTTCAAATGCAGTAGCATTTCCTAAGAAATTTAATGTTTGAGGTGTAATTGCAAGTGAAGCACCTTGTTTTAATGTTATAGCAGAATAACCTAAATCAAGTACAGGTAATTTAGCTGTTCCACGAGGCAAAGTAGCTAATTTATATTTCATAATTTGGGTTTCAATAGGAAATGCCTCAAGTAAAGGCATATTTTCTATTGCTTCTCCATAAAATGTTGATCCTGAAGGGTGTGTTGGGTTATATAGAGTATAATCTATTTCATCATCTGCTAATGCAAATTGTGTTATTTGAAAAGAACCATCATTTTTAGCTAATAGTTCTCTACCTTTTTTAGTTAATATAGCGTCAACTGTTACGACTTGGTTATTTAAATATCCCATTTTGTATTTTAATTATTATTGCAATATGTTAATAAATATTGTGTTCTCCAAATTTTATTTATGTTTATGTTCCTTCCTCACCAGTTATTAATCCTCTTTCTTTAAGATTTGTAACAACATCATCTATATTCACATTTAACTCTTTAGTAGAAAATTCAGGAGTTAAAATGTATGGTCCTTGAGAATTTAAAGGTTTTTCTCCTTCAAATATAATTTGTGAAGGATCATCTACATATCTTCTAATAAGAAAATGGTCAAGGTTAAAACTAGATAAATCTGCATCTACAGGTAAATTTTTATCAAAATGAACTTCAATTGAACCTGTGGGGGATAATCTTGAACCTGATCCTTCATTTGGACCATATACTTCTCCTACCATATAGGTAAATCTTTCATCTCCTTCAAATCTAAATTCATCTCCATATTTTATAGACCATGGTAATGCAATTGGGTTAAACCCTGAGTTGGGTACATCTTTTTGTTTAACATTAGGGTCTCCATAAAGTGCTCCTAACGATTCAGAAACTTCATTTGAAGAAGTTATTACATAAGGATAATTTGTTTTATCATAATACCCCCATATAGCATTATTACCTATAGTAATAGGGGAAGTTGGTATTGGAGTTTGAATGATTGCATAACCACCATTTTTTATTTGAATTCCTTCATTATTGTATGTTGATAATATTATATTATCTATTTGGTATTCGATTGAAATTTGTTTATTTTGAACAAGTGAACTAGCAGGTATTTCAAAAGTAGCAGACATAGAACTATTATCTGTTTTAAAAGCTCCAAAATCACCTGTTATTTCATTAAAAGTAAATACTTGTTGTTGCACTCCTATAGTGTCATTATCTAATTTACAAATTAACCCTACTTGATATTCAACTTTTGGAGCTTTTCTTCCACCAAAAAGAACATTAGCAGTACCTCTTCTAGATCTGAAGTTGATAGTAATATTAAATGTATAAGAAAGTGCTTCTTCGATTGTTTCTAAAGGTACAACATAATAATTATAAGGTTGTGAATTGTATGTTCCACTAGATATAAGAGAATTATTAAATGGGGCAGAATTTAAAATCATTCTTTGATTTAAACCATATATTGATTGAGCACCTATACTACCATTATTTTGTTTATTATTAGTGGCACTTCCAACTGTTGTTTTAATATCTTCTAAATTAAAAGAATTAACATATTTAGCTCCTGGGTTACTACCACTTTGTGTGGTTAAAATAGGTTCAATTCTTGAACCACCTCTAATTACCGTTCTAAATTGATCTGCTTCACCTGAACCTACAGTTCTGGAAGAGATTCTAAATCTTTCACCTGTTTGAAAAGCACCTTGAATATTTGGTAAGGAATTTTCTGATGTATTAGGTACACCAATATTACCATCAGCATCAATTAAATATAAAACATGAGCTGTTGTAGCATTCATTCGTTCAGGTGGCCATCCACCCATCCAATCTACGTATGCTATAACAGTTTTTAAACTTTCTAAAGTAGGTGATTTACCATAAGTTCCACTATCTCCAGATGTCCACACATTTAAACCTTGGGAGGTAGATTTTGAACCTTCGTAACGTGGTATTACACTTCTTCTTAAGGTATAGTTTGAATCTTGTACTGCAGCTTTAACAGCACTTTCACTGATTATTAAATCAAAATTAACAGGTTCAGTTACTCCTGCAGAATAATCAATATCTTGATATAAGGTTCCTATACGTGGTTCAACAAAATTATTAATTAATGGGTTAAAATCTGTATAGAAATAATTTGGTAAAGTGATATATGGTTCAATTATAAGACTATCACATACATCTTCATATTGTGGAGCTGTACTTTGTGTTATTAAATATTCAACATTTTCTATAGTTAAAGTGGTAGAGGGAATAGAAATTAAACTTAAAACATTAGAATTACTATTTAATGGTGTAAATGAGCCTGAAATAGTAAATGTAGATGTTCCAGTTGGGAGGCTTTCAAAATTACTTGCTGCAATAATATCTACATAATCCGAAGTAGAATAAGTTAGTAAAATTGTAGTTGGGGAGCCTGCATTAGTAAGAGTAATACTAGATGTAACAATTAAAGGAATATTTGGAGTATTTTTAAATGTTGTATATCCTGTAGATGATGTGTAATAATTTAATAAGTCAATACTAGATGTAGGTAGTAGATTATAAGGTGGGTCAGTAGGAATTGAAAGAGAAAATGGGTTTGTTATAGAAGCTGATATATTATAGTTTTTAATTTCAGAGTCAATATCAAATGGTCCACTATTTGCAACTCCTCCTCTTTTAACTTTGTATAAATAATAATTAGGAAATTCAGAAGGTATTTCAACTTTATATGTTGTATAGGTACTATCCGTTGGATACTTAATTAAAAGTTGAGTAGCTTGTTTTAATGGGACTTCATTATCTTTTCCATTGCAATCAACTTTATTTATTTTAATAAAAGTATCTGAGTATTTTGTAATGGTATTTCCTGATCCTTTATCTCCTACAATAATAGTATAAGGGGATAAAATAAGTATTTCCCCAGGGTTAGGGATAGTTCTACCATCTAAAAATTGTTGTTCAGAAAATTCAGAAGTAGATGCTACGTCATAATATTTACTAGCATTAGAATATAGTACAGGAGTATATTCAAACCCTTGAAAATCTAAAGCATACTCTTGAGCTAAAGATTGTGTTGTAACAACTAAATTAGAACCACTAAACTCACCATTGTAAAATTCATCTTGTGAGTCATGTAATGTTGTAATTGAGCCAGATAAATATTCAACTGTTTCATTCCAACTTTGTGTTATACCAAATCTATTATCTAATCCATTAAATTCATTAAATACACCTGCTGCACCACCAGATACTTCAACCATATCAATTGAACCAGTATAAATCTTATTTTCATAAGACATTTGTGGTTGTGGGTATTTATTTCTTTCTAGTAAATGTTGTTTTACAACAATACCAGAGGCAAGACTTGTACGTGCAGGTACAAAATCTTTAATCATTTTAAACAATGAATTATCAAAAAACTTTATTAAACGTATAAAGTCTACTAAATTATAATTCTTTGTATATTTTTCAAAATAATCATCTCTTAAAT